TCATGGCAAAGGTTAAGTCGTTATTAAATCCAAATTTACGCGGATTTTTTGAAACAAGGGCTAGAAATTATATTTTGTATGGTGGAAGGGCATCAAGCAAATCATGGCACGCCGCCGGCTTCGCAATTTTCCTTGCGCAATATGCTGAAGTAAGATTCTTATGCGTTCGTCAATTTCAAAATAATATAGCGGAATCAGTCTATACACTGCTTAAAACTCAAATTAAGCGCTTTGGATTAGAGCATAAATTCAAAATAACCGAAAACAAAATCAGTTGCCCGTCAACCGGAAGTGAATTTGCTTTTTACGGATTATGGCGAAACATCGATGAAATCAAATCTTATGAAGGCGTTGATGTGCTTTGGATTGAAGAGGCGCACGGACTCACTGAGGAGCAATGGCTAATTCTTGAGCCGACAATCCGTAAAGAAGGCTCTCAGGTCTGGATAGTTTTCAACCCGCGCTTTAGCCATGATTTTGTTTATGAAAATTTTGTGCTTAATCCACCGCCGAACACTGTACAGCGGCTAATCAATTACGATGAAAACCCGTTTTTGTCTAACACCATGCTGGATATTATCAAAGCGGCTGAGGATAAGCCATGGTTTAATCATGTATACAAAGGCATGGTGCGTGATGGCGATCAATTTTTTAGCTTGCCGTCTATGTTGGTTAATGGCGCTGGCGTATCTGAGATAATATCGGTTGATTATGTTTTTGCGGTAATCGACACCGCTATCAAAGATGGAAAAGAGCATGACGGCACCGGAGTAGTGTTTTTCGGCCACACAAAAAACCGGGGTTATCCACTACTGATTTTGGACTGGGATTATGTGCAGATTAAAGGCTCGGTGCTTGAAGAATGGCTCCCATCGATTTATGAAAATTTGGAATACTTGGCGAGACAGCATATTGCAATTATGGGTAGCGCTGGCGCGTTTATTGAAGATAAAGGCAGTGGGACCATCTTGTTGCAGCAAGCCGAAAAGCACGGATGGCAAGCGCAGCCGATACCGGCAAATTTGACCGCTGCCGGTAAAGATGGTCGGGCTATTAGTGTTTCGGGATATGTGTTTCAAGAAATGGTAAAATTTACTGACCACGCTCATAAAAAAACAATCGAATTTAAAGGTGTGAAAAAAAATCATTTGCTCAGTCAAGTAGTAAGTTTTCGGCCTGCCGACAAAGACGCGCATAAACGCGCCGATGACTTACTTGATTGTTTTACGGGCGGAATTGCAATCGCCCTTGGCGACTCAGAAGGATATTAAGTATGATACGAGCTATAGCATTTTGGCTATCAACAATTATTGCATTGTTTGCCGTCCAGCAATTTATGTCCTGGCATCCCGGCCAAAGCCCTGAGCTGGTTTTATTCCTTGCAACAAGCCTTTTTTCGTTTGTTGCCGGTCTATTAGCAAAAAAGCTGTAACTATATTAGAATGTACTAATATTCTAATGGGTGGATTATGACAGAATCATCATTTACAACAATTTCGGGGGCTAGCGTAGGCGGCGGCCTAATGGAGATTTTGTATTGTGATGATATTAAACCTGGCGATACTCCAAGCTATAATCTGTGTAAAACTATTTACCTCTATCACCCGTTCGGCGCAAAGCTGGCGGAAGGACCATGTCGGCTTGCTCAATCCCAAGAACGCGAAATCAGCATACCTAATTCCCCGGAAACCAGGCTTAAGGAAGCTTTTGAATCGGAATGGAAAGCGCTTAAATGCGACAACACCATCCTGCAAGCGGATACCATTAAATCAGTTTATGGCGCATCTGTCCTTATTTTCGGTGCTCAGGACATACCGCTAAATCAGCCGATACAGCCAGATCAATTAGCCGACATTGACATTTATTTTAGCGTTTTTGATCCGCTAAACGTGTCAGGCTCACTAGTCAGCAATCAAAACCCAAACGCCCCGGATTTCCAGAAGCACGGCGATATAGTTAGCCAAGGCAAGCAGTATCATCGCTCTCGCGTATGCGTTAGGTTTAATGAACTGCCTATTTATATTGCCTACAACCAGTCAACCTTTGGCTATGTTGGTCGGTCGTGCTATCAGCGGTGTCTGTACCAGCTCAAGAGTTTTGTACAGTCTATGATTACCGATCATCATGTGCAAGAAAAGGCCGGTTTGCTGATAGTTAAAAGCAAAAAGCCTGGCAGTATCATCGACAACATTATGGCCGGTGTCGCCAATATTAAACGCACTATGCTAAAAGGTGCGCGTACCGGCAATGTGCTGGAAGTCGGAATCGATGACACAATCGAAACATTGAATATGCAGAATACTGATGTTGCGATGACGACCAGTCGGAACAACATTATATCCAATATCGCCCTGTCCGCCGGTCGGCCATTTCGCCTATTGACGGAAGAAAGTTTTACAGAGGGCTTTGGGGAAGGCACTGAGGATGCAAAGCAAATCGCCGCGTATATTGAGGCGTACCGGAAAAATGAACTTGAGCCGCTTTACGAATTTTTGACGCCGATTGTCCAGTATCGGGCCTGGAACCGGGAATTTTACGCGACGATCCAGCGGCAATATCCAGAGTACGCGACCATACCCTACGAAACTGCTATTATTCAGTGGCGCAATTCGTTTACAGCCACGTGGCCTAATTTTTTGCGTGAACCTGAATCCGAACTAATCAAGGTTGAGGACGCAAAACTTAAGGCGGTCAACGAAGCGGTAGCAACGCTTAAAGACGAGCTTGACCCGGAAAACAAGGCCACACTATTTCAATGGATGGCCGACGCCTACAACGATCTTAAAATGCTTTTCCCTTCGCCACTCGACCTTGATTTTGATTTGATGATTCAATATCAGGAGCAACAAAAAATCGAGGAAAAAGAACAGCAGGCGCAGCAGTTGGCGGCTATGGGTAATAATTCAGAAAAAAGTTATGCTGACAATGCGGGGGAGCACTGGAAAACCATTAATGGATCACATATTTTGATTGATGGCGAGGGAAAAGTTATCTATGGTGCTGGCGGAAGTTTAAACGGCCAGTATTTAAACCCTAAAAGCAAATCAGAAAACCGCGAAAAATCGAATGGTTACGACCCGGAAAGACAGGCTAAAGAAAATACAATTAAGCCTGAAGTTAACCAAAACGAGGGCGAGAAAATGAAATTCAAGGCACATATTAACGGATTTTCAACAAATGACAGGAGTTGACCGTCAAACGCTCGATAATTGGGCCAAAAATAAGCCAGCGCTGTTTAGGATAGTGCTGGCTGGATGTATAGCAATAAATGGCAATACAAACACTTAACCAAGTTATCACCCAAGCCGTAGCCGATATACAACACTACGGCTACGACTCGCAAAATAGAGTTGATAACTGGATTAGGACTATTTTAGCGGTGGCTAATGCCTATAGCGACACCGACACTTCAGACTATCTAAAGCGCAGCCTTGGCGGAAAATACACCCGATTAGTCACTGATGGCGGCATTCAAAAGCAGCACAAAATTCCCACATTCACACTTGAAAAAATAAAGCCAGCACTTCGCGCTGAGCTTGACAGGCGTATCATGGCGTCTGCAAATTTAATCAAGCTAAACCGGCAAGCGGCTATACAAAAAACTTTACAACGGTTTTCCGGTTGGGCGACATCTATCCCGGTGGGTGGCTCTGATGCGATTGATAAAGTTCCGCTAAAAATGGAAATTGCAAAGCCACTAAAAAGCCTGAGCTTTATCGAACGCAGGGTTGCTATTGACCAAGGCCACAAGCTCATTGCAAACATTAATGATATTGTTGCTGTGGAAGCCGGAGCAATTGCGGCTATTTGGCATAGTCACTGGCGACAATCAGGTTATAATTACGATCCAGATCACAAAAAGCTTGATGAAAAGGTTTTTGCGATTAAGGGCAATTGGGCGCAAAAAGACGGATTGATGAAGGTTGGCCCGGATGGATATACTGACGACATCATTAAGCCATCTGAGCGGCCCTTTTGTAGATGCTATTACCAATATTTGTATAATTTGGATAGTTTGCCGGACAATATGCTAACCGACAAATACCGGAAAA